TTCATGCCAAACTTTTCAGCAATCTCAAATTTAGAATCGACTAGTTTAGAACCTGCCATTTCTGTAAGACTTGATTTGATAAGTTGCATAGCATCAGCAACTTTCCCTTCTTTAATAAGATCAACAAACTGTTGTTCTGTATTCATGTTAACCACCTCTGGTTGCTTTTTATTTAAATCTTTAAAATCCACCAGACTCATCTTCTGGCGGTTCATATTTTTTGGATTTCTTTTCTTCTTCAATCAACTTATCTTGCTCATCAATTTCTTCATCAGTCTGTTTAAGAATTTCCCTTCTAATGAAGTCATGTGAATAATATTTATCCACATACTCATTCAAATCCCTAAGTATCTCAAGACGGTCCCGCAACATTTCAAATTTCTTCTGTTCCTCAAGGTACATATCCTGTGAGTAAATGAAGCGTATTTTTGTCTTGATCTTATTCCATTCTTGAACAGTCATAACCCTAGTTAGGATTAATTCGGTTTTAATAAGGTCAAGAAACATCATATTGAAACGTTTCTTGACCTTAGAAACAAACTTACCAAATTTTAGTTCGTCCCGACTGATTTCGGTATCTCTACCAAGTGAAACGATTGAATCAGATTCTAATCTTGAAACTGGAATGTTTAGTGCTTTATAAAGGCGTTTAAGAAAATATGTAACGTCTTCAATGTCGCCTAAGTTTGAGCCACCCGCAAGCGTACTAACTTCTGTGCCTTTACCTGTTCCACTATTACGTGGTAGCCAGTAGTCTTCCTGCATTGTCTGTAGGTGGCGAGAATCTTTAAATGAACCACTCTCAGGATCGTATGACATACGATTCCTATAGTTGGCTTTCAAATTCTTCATGTACTGTTCTGCTTTACTCTTTGTCAAGCCAGTAACATCTACATAAAAAACTCTACGTTCTGGTGCGCGGGAAATACGATAAACAACTAGCGCATTTTCCATCATACGTAATTGGTTAGCAGGCTTTACAGCCTTGTGTAACCAGCTTATAGCGTAACCTGTCTTACTATCCTTCATACCGGATGTAATGTATGTGATAGCGTCCTTATCAAGTTTCAGGGCTTCTTTAAACTGTGCGTCTGAACCTTTCTTAGTATTCTTAGCAGTGTCGTCTTGAATATTTTCGTTATAGATGAAATATTCAAGGACATCTTCAATGGTATTTGTTTGTTTGCTGTACTGAATATTTCTATACTTGGTTACATAACGTGGATCAAGTTCGATAATATCAAGCAAACCATTTTTAGCTACTTGGTTTTTATCAACAACTTTTTGATATGACAAGCGACCATCAACATAAAAATCTTTAAATCGTCTATGGATAGTTGAGTTAAGATCAAGGATGTCTGCGATCTTATCCCATTTTTCATAAACAACATCTTTTATCTTTTCAGACAAATCAGCTTCGTCTATTTTTGATAGATCAATTGTTACAGGGGCTTCGTCATCATCACCAAACGTTACAGCTTCGTTTACAATATCCTCAACAGCAAAATCTACTTCATTATAGCTTGCAATTTCCCGATACCTCTCAATAAGATCGGCTTGATTATTATACGTAAAGTCATAATTTAGGATAAACTCATTAATAGAGTCTTCCAATTCAACAGCACCATCATCATTATTGGTTGCTATTTGATTAGAGTGAATTGAATCTATCTTGTCTTCGTCATGTAATGACTTTTTAGAAAGCCAGTTAAACATTGTATTCTTTTGCATAATCAGCATAGACCTTTATTTTAAAATGATCAGGGAATAATAAAAGCTCCCTGATCTATTTAGTCATTGGTATAATTAGCTAGTTGTGTTTGAATTCATATCAGAAAATTGGAAACTAACCTCAAATTCTTCAATGGCGTCATTGGTATCTTGACCAAGTTCGATTGGAGAAATAACAGAAGGCCACGCCATACGAAGAACATATTCTTTGATACGGTTATCGCGTGAATCCAGTTGATATACTGTTACAGTTGCAAAGTATTCATCTGGATCAGTAATACCAGTATTTGAATTGTATCCATTAATGCCGTTGTGCCAGAATTCGAAGGCGTCACGTAATGCAAAGTCTGTATCATTAACAAACGTTGCTGTCCATTCTTCAAATGTACGATCACCCGCAAGTTTCAATGTACGACCACGGAAAGGACGTTCAATAATACCAAGGGTTGATCCCGGTAGTGATGTTGAACTAACCAAAAATGGTGTTTTTCTAATTTCCTCAGAACCCCCCGCAAAAGCGGGAAATTCAACTAGGACTTCAAAGCGGTTGCTTCGTGCGCCACCACCAGAAAGATTAGCTTTAAATTGACTAATGCTCATTTTATATCCTCTTATTATGCGTTTTCGATTTCATCGAAGTCTAGTCCTGTGCCTACGGCCACAAAATTTAGTCGAATCACGTTGATACTTTTTGCAGGTTTGACGAAAATATCACCAACGAATTCGTTAGAGTCAATAACCTGTGGCGTGTTATTTGTTTCATCACAAACAACGCGCTTATCGTAAATACCACGGCGACCTTGAACATTCTCAAGATATTGATCAGTGGCATTTCTAAACAGCGAACGTGTGATATTATCGTTAAGCTCAAAAAGCTGATAACGAGCAGCACGGCTAATAGCACGTTTAATAACAATGAACAATGTACGCACGTTGATTCTGTTGAACGCGGAAGGTGCTTTCAATAGAGTCTTGTCACCCCATAGAACAGTGCCTTCACCCGGAAACGCTACAATAGAGTTGATTGAAGACTTGTACAATCCATCTCTTTGTGCTTTATTGGGGCTATATGCCAACTTGATAACGTTTTTAAGCTGTCCACGATTCAAACCAGCGGGCGAGAACCAAGGCTCTGCGGTAACGAATACACGCGAATGTAGGCCAGCGGCATCAGAATCACAGGGAATCCAAATAGACTTATCGTTATATTTGTCATTTACAAGCTTCCAGTTATCAGTAGCGAATCCATAGGATGTATTTTTATTAAGCGTGACATTGAAAAATTCATTCAAATCTGCAATCACGGTTAAGTTGTTGTACACATCACCAAGTTCAGGACTTACAAACGCTACAGCATCACCACGACTTTCACATACATCAATTGCGCGGATTTGACCAGTGATATCAGAACCAGCGGTAAACAGACGAATGATATCTACAGTGTCAGAATTGTCGAACAGATCAAAACCTGTTGCAAAATCTGCGTTAGCTGCATCATTATCATCAAAACCACCAACTAGAGTTGTATCATATACACCAGTGGTAAAAACAATCTGGTCTGCATCGTAGCAATAAACATAATTTGATTGGTTTTTCAGGGCTTCGTAAACAAAAGCCGTAGTACCATCAACTTTTTTATCGCCTTGGATTTTTGTAAGAAGTTCATATTTCTCGACAACACTACCGACAACACCAGTGATTAAACCAGAAGCATCAATAACAATCATGTTGAATTGATCGCCTGTTGGGGCATAATCAAATTCTTCCTCAAATTCCCATCCAGAAAATCCAGTAGAGTCAGCAGCAACGATACGCAATGAGTTAACTAGAGTACCTGCATAGCGACCAATGAATGATGGAGCCTGAATTGTGAATGTTGCATCAGTAAGTGCATCAAACATTTCTTCATTTTCTACAAGAATTGAACTTTGACCAGCGGTATCAGCATCAGCAGCGATAGCGTTTAAAGCAAGATCACCAACAATACGCACAATACGCAACGGTACGCTGTATAGCATGTAGTTTGCGGCTGAATGAAAATATAGGGCTGTCTGACTATCAGGCTCCCCAAAACGTTGTACTAACTCACCCTCACCAGTTGTGATGGTGGATATTTTATTTACCGGACCCCAATTAAAAAGCCCGACATAACCAGTAGCATTTGACGTTATACTTTGAATAGAAAATGACAAATCCTTTTCTCTGGTAATTACACTAGGAGAATCCATATTACTAACCTCATTTTTGTGAATTCAGTGATTTTATTCTATTTATTTATTCGAACATTCAAAACCCATCAAAGAAAGAATCGCTTGTAACTTTCCCTTCTGCAATTCCCCAAGGATTAGTTGGTTTTTCTATTTCCTCATCATCACTATCTATAAATCCAAAGGGCATCAAATCTTCATTATCTTCCCTTTGTTTAATTAGGTCTTCTCTAGTGTTTATATTGGTCATATCTTTAAAGTATTGTTGAGTTGTTGCCCATCCAAACAATACGCAACACATAACCATATCATCATTAGCACCAGAATCGGCTTTATAGGTTTTCCCTTTAGGGACAAACGTACCAAACTCATCAATGATCGTTTTATCGTTAAGCTCAATTCTTTCATTCTCAATAAGAGACTTAATGTTCGAACATCCAACAGACTTAACAGGTGTTGTAGTTCGCACACCCTGCTTACAATCAGCACCAAACCACATAGTTTGTCTGCCTTTGATTGATTTAGTCATCAATAATTCTTCATATTCATATTCATCAAACAAAATAGATGAAACCTGTTCACCTATATCATTTATCTCAACTAATACCATTGCTTCATTGTAGTATGTCGCAGTTGAGTATATAATAGATGGGTATAACAATGGGGATATTTTGTTATTCCTATATGTAGCAACAACTCTATAAGGCATTTCTGTTACATCAAACACAACGAATGCACTATAATCTTGACCAAGGCCACGACTCACATCAACCATCATTGCATATACACGACCAGCTTCCGGCTCAAAATAAATCTTTACATCGTTCTTTATTTCTTCTGGTGAACGTTCAACCAAGTTCATCAGAACATTACCTGATATAAGAGAGTTGATTGACCCTCTAAATTGAACCTCATGTTCCTGATCAAACTGTTCCTGCGAAGTATTTGCAATCTGTTCCTGTTTCCATTCCAGATCACGCCCCGGCACCATATCCCAAGTAACTTTATGGTTAACGTATTTGTTAATGTTTTCTCTGGATTCGGTATACAGCTTGTAAAACAACCCACGCGCCCCGTTTGGAGTAGATGACACGATAACTTGTGAATTCTTACCAGATGTAATTACAGGGTAAGTGGATTCATAAAAAGCCATATCATTACGTAGGAAGGCACACTCATCTATATATAACAGTGAAATAGATTTACCACGTATAGAAGATGATGTGGATGTAGCACAGAATATCTTTGAGTAGTTGGCGAACTTCATTGAACGCTTGTTATACTCAGATACACCACACTTCAAAAAATTGGGTAGATTTTCATAAGACATCTGCACACGTTCCATGATTTCTTGTGCTTGTGCTAATCTGTTAGCTAAAATAGCAGAGTCTTTTGAATCATTGAATGTGTTGAACCAAAGTATATAAGCAGCGGTTGTCTGCGTATTGTGTGTTGGTAACAGTGTTTCGCCACACAAAAACATATGATCTTCATCAGAAACAGTTAAACACTGCATATAAACCTTTTTATCATCATCTAATTTCTTGTATGATGATAGATAAATTCTTTCATTTTTTGGATGAGACTTACAATTATGCTGTCTTTCAAGTTTTCTTGGTAATTTGAATAGTTCAAATTTATCAACAGGTACACAAAACACCAAAGTATAATATGGATCATTATACCCCTTGACATATTTTTCTCTGATTGTGGTTTTTATACCCAATGTAGATAATACTAACCTGACTTGATCAATAAGAGATTTTGATTTTTGGTAAAATTCGCATGATCCATTTTTAGCACAATACCCATCGGAGTCCATTAATCCACGAATGAGATTAATTCGTGTTTCTATATCATTATAGATATAGTTATCAGGAATGTGTTTGTTATTTGTTAGGTTTTCTAATCTGAGATTTTTATGTAATCCATCAATTCTAAATTTACCCGTGGATTCAGTTCTTTTATCCAGAGAAAACTTACCCTTCGTAATTGGTAATATCGAATTATAAAAGTTAAAATCATCAATATGACCAGTGATAGAACCGCCTTGATTATCACCATCACCAAGCCACAAACCTAGTGTGTATGGATCAATAGGAACTTCTTTTGCTTCAAATTCCAAAGGTTTTGTAATATCAATCCACAAGCTACCGGGAGTTTTATATTTTCTAACATTTTCAAACTCAGAAATCATGTATTCTGTATTACGAACATATTCTGATTTATTTTTGTTTGATGATTTAAACGCCCATAGATGCTCACCACACGCCTTTATTTTTTGTCCATTATCAAATATAAGTTCATATTGATTCATATCATTACGTTGTTCACTTATAAACGTAACATCAGTCTTCTTTCCATTTCTACCATAAATTGTATCACCAACTTTAAGATCACCATTTTTAACAAATCCGTTTGGTGTCATGATTGGTGTATCAAGATCAATCATCTTACCTGTTTGCCGGGCTTGTAGAGTGATAATAAATCGGTTGTTCTGATACTTATCTAATAGTTCTTCCTGATAATCGTATAGGTTGAAGGGAATTACACCATCATCAATAGAAATAATCTTAATATACTTCTGAGTGAAGTACGAACAATCTTTCATACACTTAATATATTCAAGCTTCTGCATTAATGAATATTCTGGTTTTTCTTTCTTATTCAGAATTTGTTCATTTTTTTGATAATAGTATGCATTGCCAAGCTCAATATCATCAATTCGAATTCCATAGGTATTCTTTTTAATGTATTTCTTGACTAGAGTTCTATTGTCTTTTACAAACTCTCTTATATTAAATGGATGAATTTGCATAATTAGTCGTCATCACAATCATCAAGCAGATCATCGACGCCCTTTGGTTGTTTCTCGTCATTGTAGTAATTGTTTTGAGTGTTATGTACAGTCTTTGCAACTTTACCAGTAGAACCAGTTTCTTCATCTAAGTGTTTGTGTAGAGCCATAAGGTCTTTACTCATATCTGAGATATTCTTCATAAGAGTGCTGGATACCTCAAAAGCCCTTGGATGCTCAGATTCTTTAGCAAGCATGAGAGAGCCTTCTAAAGCGCTTGTACCACGTTCTATCAGACCCCTAAGCACGGTTCTGGTATAGTTGTAATCATCGTATACGTCGCTGTCACGCTGTTCTGCGGGGACTTTAGACTCTACAGGTGTGTATTCAACAAGATCAAAGCTTTCACGCGAGGATTCTCCCTCATCGTTGAGCGTATCTAGCTCAGAATTTACGTCATACTCGATACCGATAAAGGCTTCTATATCTCTATTTATTTTATCTCTTTTGCTCATGTTTGAATAACACCTTCGCCTATGATATCCGTTTCTAATATTGTGTCAGGGTCATTAAGATCGTAGTAATTAAGCGTGATAGTTCTAATAACTCCCTGATCACTTGAAGGCATATACAAAAACCCCTCTACTTCAAAATTGAATGTAGAAATGAGAGTCTTTTCATCTTCCATCATACCTTGATAATCATCAGCCAAAGTTGAATCAGTCATCTTGACATTCAATGATGTTTCAATGCCTAAATCTGGATTCTCAGTAATATTGACATTCAATGATGGATTGAACCACGCCGCGATTTGTTCCATAATCTGAAACATATCGTCCAAGTTCTTAGTTCCAACAGTAACTTCGTAGTTAAAAATGTAGGGAACCCTATTAAGTTGTTTGTTGACGCCACCAACTATAGTTCTATCCACGCCTTGTTGGTACATGTAGTCATGTTTGTTCTGGATTCTAGTAGTGTCACGATTCCATCCAGTCATAACAAACCCGATACGAGGAAATTTAATCTGGTAATGGGCATCATCGTTTTCATACTTTTGTGCAATATCAAATTTCTGTCTTGATGAATATGACAAAGGAATCTTAATCTGCTTACCATCTTTTCTAACAATTGATATGTTATTAAAGAGAGTACCAAATGCGGCAGTGTATGTTCTTATAGAATTATGGTAAAAGTGTTGTTCTAGTGCAGCCATATTATTTCACTCCAAACGGATCATTGACGTTAAAATCTACAAAAGTATCAGCTTCGGTTTGAATGTCTTCGTTATCACCATATTCCTCTGTGTCTGTTGCTGTATCAAAGTTAAGAATATCGTTATTGATTAGATCATCAATTGTGTTATCACCAGTGGCGAAGTTTTCATAAGAGAAATCGAATGTTTCTGTTTTAATTTCCCATACATATTGTTTACCCAATTCATAGAATGGGCTTTCATCTTCTACGTGTTTAATAGAAAGAAATGACTTGGTTAGTGGTAAATAGATCAGATCACCGACTTGAGGCTTGTTAATAGTGGCATCATTTAAGTCCATTTCTTCGCTAAATCTTGTCTTACTAACAATTAAAGTAGCGGTATCTTTTATTTCAAGCCCAAAGTTGGTGATCATATCACCACCCCCACCAAAACCGTCAACATTAGCGGGATACATTTCTATTACATAGCTATTGTTAAAAGCAGATGTCGGGTCTTCGCCAAACAGAGAATCGTAGCTCACCAAAGTTCTAGGTAGATAATTCATATCAATACCTTTCATTTGGATAGCTTCAATTACAAGATCATCCTGTAGGTCTTGTTCGCTTTCTTCATTGTAATTACTAACGTATGAATTTGTTGTCATGGTTATGCACGTAATTAGTGGAATCTATTAGTATTTATAAAAAATAAAAAGGCCGCATATTAGCGGCCTAAGATTTATTATTATTGTTTGACTATTATTATTGTTTTGTAAGATAATCAAAGCCGAGATGACCAAGTATAATAGATGCAAATACAGCACATTGAGTAATGATAATTCCATTAAACTCAGAAACAGATTTTGCTTGTTCTGTGTCCATGTAGAATGTACCCCCAATCATATAAAATAAACAGATGAATATAAGGAATACAAAGGACGTAATAGCTGAATTTCTTCTAAATCTACGTTTTTTAAAATCCATTTCTCTATTTTGTTTACGTTCTTTCTCTGCTAACTCATGTTCTGATAGTTCTTCATGCTTTGTCATTCTTGATACTTTTCCATATTTATGAGCTACTTTTTAGCCCATGAAAAAATCAATTGGGAGCGAATAACGAGATTCTAATTCTTCCTCTAACTGTTGTTTCTCTGTCAGGGCTTCATCGTAAATCTGTTGTCCGTTAACACTAACACCACCTAGCAATTGTACCTCGCCATGTTTTTTCATGTTGCTACCCCACTGTTCTTTGAACAGAACAGTTACATACTTCTTTAACCAGTAGTCATTAAAAACGGATGTATAATCATTAGGGTCTATAAGTTTAAACACCCTGAATGCAATAATAGTACCAACCGCATAGTTATCGAGGTCATTGAAAAGTTCAACCCTATTCATATGTCTTGTATGTTGCAATCTAGGGGCTGCATTCACAAGATCATTAATGGACTGGATATTGACCATACTCATGTAATAATTCAGTGAATCTAAAGACTGAAATGGAGAAATATTCTGTAAAGCAACTTGATACTGATAACTGAACATACCAGAACCAGCAAGGGTTTCACTTAGATTAATCGTTTCAGCAACAATAAGAATGTCATTAGGCATCGTCAGATACCCGTTATCAATGTCCAATTGAGTTAGTGCGTAGGCTATCCATGTTTCCTGTGTTGCGTCATAGTGTTGTTCCTGCCACTTCTGGAATGCTTCATCAATGCGGTCTTCAAGTTGCCCATCAGCAGCATTAATTCTGATAACAGGTTTACCCAACTTCCTAAGACAATATTGTTTTAGGTCTTCTCTAGTTGATGGAATAGCCATTACAAGATCACCCATGTTGAATCTGGATTAACGGTAACGGTAACACCAGTGTCTACCATAGGGTTAACACTAAGAGCATTTTTACCAGTTGGAATATTCTTATCAAATTCTATAAGTTGACTAAATGTAAGGATACCACTATCGGTGTCATTTGCTGAACCAGATAGATCAGCCCAAGTTCTCAAATCTTCTATAGATGTAATACTTGTAACATCAGTAACAACTTTAAAAAGAGGAATTATGAAAGAACCCGGAACGGAACCATCTTGATACACTCTAATCTCTGTAATATTTGGGTCGGTATACAAACCAATAATACTAATTTGTGATGCTGGAATTGTAACAGTACCACTAGCAACATTAAGGACACTACTACCTGTTCTGATTTTTCCCTCTGATACAGCAAAATCAAAGCCGATAGTACCCGCTTCATCGTACTCAAATGAAGCGGCAATAGTGCTATCAATAAGGTCATTTATCTTTGTGCGCCATGCATTAAACGTATCATTCGTTTCTAGTTTAGACATTCTTTATCCTTAATAGTTCTTCTATCTTTGCTTCAAGCATTTCTATACGACTTTCAAGCCTATTTTCGCTTTCTATTCTCGCCATAATAGTGCGCTTGGCTTGCTGTGCCTTCCGTAAAGCATTCGAATCTGTGTTAACTATGGCCCATGATTCAGGATCACGGGCCAAGCTTTCATTACCTTTTACCTTTAACATATTATTTATGTACCAAGGGCGATAGTTCTAAAGTTTTTAACTCTAGGGATGTTGGAATTAGAGGCCGACAACATAACGATCTTGATTTGGAATACGTTGAATGAACCAATTGATTCAGCCTCGTACTGAGCTTCATTAAATATTTCACTGTCATTAGGGGAAGCAGCAACAATAACATCAAACTCAGTCCAATCAGAAGCAATGACTTCCTCATCTGTACTACCCACCCTGTAATACACGCGAACATTTGACGTTTGAGGACGATTGACATCCATGAATGTTTTGATCGAACCAGCGGAATCTTTCAACCCTACAGGTTTAGTAACGTACCTAGCAATCGCATTTCCACTATCCTGATCTGCGCCAGTTTCCGTTAATGATGCTGGATCATTAATAATGTTAGAAACAGCAATACTACCGATACGGTTTTTATCAATAACAGGAGAAAGATATTCATTCTCTGTAGTCATTGTGCCTGAAATAGTTAATGCAAAACCCCCACTGTTATTGGTATCATTATCAATTGTATTAGGAATCACCCAAGGATTACGTAAGTTGTGATCATCTTTGGGAATCAAAAATTCCTGATACGTTGTGTTTTGATAGGGGGTTTCTGTTCCATCAATTGACTTGCCGCTAGTACCCGTTAGAAGGTAACTCGTTTCTGTTCCATTAAAATTCAATTCTTCAAACATGGGAGTGATGTTATTAAACAGATAGTTTCTATCAGCAACAACATCTCCACCGCCAATCAGGCCAGTATCAGTAGCGGTTGTACTTGGTACGGTAAATTCAACATTGTTATTATCCAATACACCAATAACTGTATGTGTAGCGTTTAGATCAGTACCCGTTATACCGTTACCTGTTACAGCGCCAGTTACAGAAAAACGCGATCCAACAAACAAGCCGTGATTGGGAATAGTGATTCCAACCGTTGAAGTTGAAATGTTAGTCTGGATGGGGTTAGCATCCAAAAATAATGGCTCTGGTGATAGATTATTAAATGTTGGAGTACCAACTATAGCAGTATCAAACTCTGCATATCTCAGAGCAAATGTCAAGTCTTTTGTTTGATCAGCAGTCCATGTAAAGTTATTCTCTGATTTGAACAGTACACCACTGTACGGCTGTTTGCTGATATACTTCTGAGTAGTAATATCCTGTTCACCAAGGCCAGCAACGTATACGTTATAATCAATCGAGTTAGCCAGAAGAACGATACAATACTCTGTTTCATTTTTCAGGTAAACGGGATCACTAAATGTGAACGTAGTAGCAACAGTAGCATTTGTGCTTATTGTAACCTCAGATGTGTTTAAAACAGTTTCAGAATAAGGGATGATTTTAGTTCCCGGCATTCCATTAACCATTTCACGAATCTGTAATGTAACAGGCGCATTAGCATCTTTTGTTGCAAAGAAAATATCAACACTTGTTAAGAACAAACCACCTTCACGCTCAACATAGAAAGATTGTGCAAGCGGGTCGCGTCTACGCGCTCTACGGAATGTAGAGCTATTTTCTTGTGAAGCACTGATTGTTGATGTGGTCAAGATAGAACGCTGTCTTGTTTCCAACAAACCCTTGGCACTATAGTTTGATTCTGCGAAAGATTGCGAAAGCTGTCTATTGTTATCTGGTTGATCAGTTACAACAAATTTCTTAGTACCAGTACGGAACCTAAGTGAGCTATTGTTAGGAATCTTGAATATACCAGAAACACCACCATCTGCATCTGCATAGATAGCCTGTCCATAACCACCAGCACCAGATTTGCATTCTTGTGTAACGTCAACATCATCAAAGAAGCAATATACACGACCAAGCGGCTTCAAACCTTTCCCTTCAAAACGAACCAAGCGGCTACGCATGAACGGGATAACCTCAGTTTCTACTACACGATCACCAACTACACGACTGGCAGTTGAAATAGACGCATTGATAGATTGTGTTGTTGTTCTAGTACCAGAAAAGCTAGTGGTTGTATTTGTTCTTGACTGAGTAGTGTCGCCAGACGTTTTAGAACCAGCCCAACGAGTAACCCACGAACGCCACCATTGGTTAAGATTTCCTAGATTGCGAACCGTTTTATTTGTTACACTAGGTCTTGTATACTTGGTATCAACCCATACATCAGAATTAGGAATCAACTTCAAACCACCAACCCAACGGAATACCGCATAGGGGTTAATGTTCATCATAGATGATGCTTTCAATTGTTCAATATAAGACTGCTCTGTATATGGTAGAGTGATAAGGTTCTCATGTTCTACAATATTACTAGAAGAAACAGTATCAAATTCCATATCAATTACATCAGTTGAAAACTCTGGACGCAATTCTTGATTTTCATTTGATACAGAACACTTATAATCACTTCTGGTAAATTCACCCACGCTATGATCAATGAAAGGATCGGCAACAAAACCATTTTTGAAACGATTTAGACCAGTCTGTGAATCAATAATCTGTTGATCACTGGTAGACTTTTCCAACCCATTTAATACTGTGTAGTATTCAATATTCTCAATGCGCTTTTCCAGTTTACCAATATCACGCATGGTGTAACGGCGGTTATTAACAAATCGACTGTTAATTTCAGTTGCATCAGCAGTAAATGCCGGGACATCCAGAATATAAAGAACCATGGCATTATCAGGATCGTTTGGCTCAATTGGGTTAAGTGAGGATGAACCTTTCTTAACACCAAAGTTACCTTCGAAGTCAACAAATATCTTATCAACACGCGGTAGGTAATACTCAATATCAGCACGAATAGTTGAATTTGGTACTGGATATTCTGAGATATTTGTGAATGACCCACTTGTAGTTTCAGTTGGGCGAAAATCCAGAACATCGGATTGGCTTACAAATCGTCCGTTAATTTCCTCACTTGGTATATCTGCATAATCAATACTTGAGTATGAATCAACACTGAAATAATCACCAGACCCATGTTGGAAGTATTTGAATGTAACCCGTAACGTTTCTGTAGGGGCTGAGAATCCACTGCTTAGCTTTATGAAACTAATGCCATAGTAGCTCTGTGTATTATTAGGATCAAGCTCAAAGCGATCTGTGAAGTCTGTAGAGAGATTGTTAGCATCAACCACTGATACCAGTTCAAATGCGTCAGCATTTTGTATACTCAGGGTGTCATCAGGAGATAACAACCCATCAATAGTGGCTGTAGTTGGTGTTTTGGTTTTGTGAGCGCCTATCTGCTTAGTAAGAATTACATTAGCAATAACAGGCTCATTTTCATAACCAGCCCCTAAGTTAATAGATAGGTCTTTGCCCGTTGGTGATCCACTAAGGGTAGAATTACCAGATATAGTGAATATTTCTCCAGTAGACGGTACGGAAACGTAACTATATAGGTCATTTTGACCAGAATACACTTCATTGTTGCCAGCAGTGGGGAGGTTAAATATAGCTGTACCATCAGTAGTACCAGTTACCTGTCTAATAACCTGAAATGATGTATCGGATTGCCCACCATCAAGCAAAGATTTACTATTCTGATTTGGTAGAAAGAACACACCAGCCCGATCAGTTGGTGATTTGATTGAAATATCACCTAGACCAGATTCAAATATATCAGCAGTGAAAGCAGGAGAACCCGCAGCATAGATAGAACGGGCGCTACTAAGAAAGATAGATGAATTGTCACCATTAATAGCTTTAATGTTGAAAATGTGAAGACGATAGATGGTTGAACCAGCTTCTTTTGAGATACTGCGTACATTAGCAGTACCTTTTGCCACACCGGAAGCAGCCCCATCAGTAACAATTGCTGTATCATAGAAAGTTATTTCATCAAGATTATTGAAAGTAGGGAGTCTATTCAGACCCTCAATTTCGATATAGTATCCTAGATTAGCAGTAAACACACCATTGTTGTTTGTATCGGTATCGCGGGCTTTATCAACAGCCAAGTAAAGCGTAGACTCATTTTCCACTTCATAACCACGTACATACGCACGGCCTTGCTCTACAGCAACCGCAAATTTACTCTCATCACCACCATCACCAGAAAGATACACACCATCATTTACACCGGAATCAAGATGCTCAAGAATGTTAATGGTAAATGGCTCTACAGTGTAATCACCGCTTTCATCATATGTTCTTTGTGCTAGTACATCTTCAAAAATGTTGTATTCAGGACCACGGGCTTTACGTTCTACACTACCATCACGGATACGGAAAGTTTCAACAAAGTCATTAGAACCCAAACTTCCCTCATCACCGATAGCAAGTTTGATAAGGTTAAGTTTGATTCTACGGCGATTCGCACCGGGAGCGGAAAAGTTTGTAGCACCAGAAGCATTATCAAGTAGAGTTTGATCATCATTAAAGTTAACTTCATCTTCTTTAACTTCAAAGCCAATCTTATAAGAAGGTAAAGTTGAATATTTGTCAAGAATGATTGATTGTTTATCAACCTTAACAAAGAAACCGTTTACATAAAAGACACCTTCATTAATGGTTAGGTTAGAACCCAAGCCAGTACCGATAACCGTAGCTGTAGATATTGTATCACCAGTAGAGTTTTTAATGGTCAACCCTTCTAAATCATTAAATACTAACTCATCACCAGACGTACCACCATTGAGATACTTAACATAGAAAGTAACGGGGTCTGCATCTTCTGCATCAATAGACTCGATAAGTTGAGCCTCAAGTCCAGATGTATCACCAAAAACGGACACATTTTGGTTTGCAAGTTGTCCCTTTACAGTATCGTAGTCAGCAATAGTAACCTTGACATATGAATACTCAAGATTGTAGTTAAGTTCACCGGGGATTACAAGACTGCCATTCTCAAATACATGATCACCAAATTTTTGTAATTGGTTTTGGATCATGGTCTGAACTTGGTTCAGTTCTCTTACCTGCACAGCCCTAGCGGGAACGAACAGAATTTGATGAAAACCCTTGTCTTCATCAAAATCATCAAAATACGGCGCTTGTGAAATATCAACCATTACGCTTATAACCTTTTATGTTTGTTTCTATCATACTATTTAGTTATCAAAATGAAATTATTACGCGAATATCTTCCGTTTGATCAACCGTTCTAGTGATAACTGTTCTATTTGAAACGTACAAGAATTTACCAGTTCTTTTTGTGATTCCACTTTTAGCGGAAACAAGTGATATTTCTGGAATAAGCACATCAGTAGAAATGTCGTTAAGAGGCGCACTTATTGAAATACTATTCTGTACTGTTTCTGTTTGGATGAATGCACCAGTGATGTTATCAACGTACAGGTACTTACCATCTATATCTATATATCTAACAATACCAGTGGCACCAGAGGATTGTCCTGTTACTAGCTGCCCTGTTTTAAATAATACAGCATTTTTATTATTAAAAAATAATTTCGATCCTGTATCAGTAGACAAAGGCATTGATAAAATACCGGCTTGTCTATAAGATGTTGCAGGGAATGTACCATTCTCATCACCTGACAATTCCATTCGAATCATCTTGTGTATTGCGCCAAGCTCTGATTTAGCATCATACCCATGCCCACCGATAGGACTCAGGATAGCAGTTGAAGAAAATCCCGCCCCGCCATTAGTATTTTGTAACGAGATTGACACATCTGTATATCCTGAACCAACATTAGTTATTGTTAGACTTTTAATTTCCCCTGTAACATTATCCACATTAGCTGTAGCTGTAGCACTGGAACCATCACCAACAATGACCACATCAGGGGGAGTAACTGGATCATAACCAGACCCACCATTTTCCACAACAATATGATCAATAGCGCCATCAATAGCAGTTTGTTGTACTTGCCACTGAGCAGTGCCATCATTTACATCAATTGTATAGCAAGGCATCCAATCATTAGTTAAGTACGAGAATACATCAATCGCAGGGATTGTGTACATATATTTCCACACATAACCATCAGCGGTTTGGAATGGTGTAATAGGAGAACCCGTAGGTTTAACAATAGATGCAACTCTCCCATTATTTGAAATGCATTTATAAACATTGAACTCATCGGTAACTACATAAAGCTGATAAAAGTTGCCTGTATCTGGTGATTGATCATCAATCAAGTTAACACGATGGTCATACTCATCATATATGTTACCATTAGTCCAATCTATACGCGGGATAACAGATGCTATATTAGAAGGCACTACTTTTTTAATGGCTACAATATCTTTATATAATTTAGTTTTTTGTAAATTGGAATCTATTGGAACCGGAGGGTTATTTTCATTAACCCAAGTTGATTCTTTACCAATGAACAAATACGTAGGGACCGCCGCAACAGCCCTAGTAAATGCATCAGAGTTAAAGATTCTTAGATCATTATTGATTATTGCTGGCATTTTCTAACCCTTTATTGGAACCCTATATTTTTATTTATTAGCTTATGTTATAGCTTATTGTTGCATTATCGTGAGTAGTACCACCAGAATTAACAGGATTTCCAGTTGATGCGCTATAAAATCTAAATCTTACCTGCCCACCCGTTAACACTTGCATTTTACATATAACAGGGGCTATTGTATTATTCTCCGAGTTTTGATTACCAAGTCCGTATATTGTATCCATGGTAAAATTTGGTCTGGCCCATGATGGGATAACAACCCCCGAAGTCGCAACACTAGTTCCATTATGATAACCCTTTGGAACGGTAACAGTAACATTATTACCTATTCTTACTACATATGAAGAAGTTGCAAAAAAATCAAAATCGCCAAAAGGTTCATAATAAAAATCGCCACTATTGCCCCAAAACGTCTCTGTTTCATTGTAATATAAAGAAGCACTTTGTAATGAGCTTATATCAGAATCATTACTACTTATTCTACTAGAAAGATTTGATATATCAGAATCATTAGCAGTTATCCTACCAGAAAGATTTGATATACTAGCAGAATTGCCATTGATAAAACCTAAGTTGGTTTGAATGTCATCTGCGTTGGTATTAACACGGGCGTCAATATCAGTTAGATCGCCAGTCTGTAAAAACCTAGAATTAGATTCATCCTGAGAATATACATTCAGGTTAAGCCTAGCGAGAGGTTTGTTTGGCAAGTCATTAAGATTCTGTGACTTGGTTAAGTAATTTGATAATGAATTCTCAACACCAGATAATCGTTCATCGACGCCACCACTTCCACTTATAGCATTATCAATAGCCATGATAGCATTTTCGTTTGATGTAGCGTCATCAATAACAGCTTTCAGTTCAAGAAAACTATTATCCATTTCGTTGTATGTTAGCGGTGAAGTTTTCTCCGCTCTAGTGATAACATTAGTTTTATCGGAAGTAGCCATTTTTTATAACTCTCTATAATTAGTAATTGTATTTATACGACTTGATCACAGACGTATCCGTAAACGTAATAACTTGGGTCAATATAATCATCAATGCAGTCAACAATATCATTAACACCCTCACACACGTATCCGGGTACATAGTAGCTTGGAGTAGTATATTGATCTACACAAGCTCTTTGTGAATATTCAAAATCAGCTATATTATCACGCTTTAACGGTGTATCAATAATATCACCAGTCACCCTATCAATATAATCACTAACCAGAACAAAGTCAGAACTCCATGTATTCTTCATTCTGTCAAGGAATGAAGTAGTTGGGCCAAGCGAAGATTGAGAAACAATAATTTGAACAGGGGGTCTAATGTTAATATTGAAGTCTATATTTCTTATCATCAGATCAATAAGGAACTTAATGTTGATCTGACCAAACATCTTCATGCCCGCTGGATGCAATACTTCCATAACTATATCACGGTAAGCATCAATGTTCTGACTACTACGAATTACATAAGAATATTCTTGATAATACTCACCATCTTGAAGAACCTTTGTAGATGATAGGTGTCCGTCATCATTCCTATAATATCCGGGAATTATTAATGTCGTACCTTGCTTAATATCTATATCAGCACCAGAACCACCCTCAGTGGTGTCTAACTGATATAGTATTCCATTGATACCAATAGGCGGATCAATGATATTGAGCGACTGTATGTTGCCTAGAGAGCCGCCAACTTGATCAACTACCATGAACCCATTGTAAACAGGTAATCGAATTTCAACATCACTACCCGCAGCTATAACATTCGATAAAACCGTGCGTCCATCAAATAGATATTGGTTATTTGGTATTAGAGTACCGTTTACATAGAATTCAATATCCGCTTTGTTGAAGTCACTAGTAACCCTAGTATCAAATCGTCCAGATGTTTTAGCTTGTCTTTGTATAACATATTTGTCTGTAGTGGGGGGCAACTTAACCAAATCACCTTGACGATAGTTTATACCCTCTAAGTTTATTGTGTAATCAGACCCAACAGGCATGAACCATTCTTGTTTAGTATCATCCCCTTCTAAAAATACAGGGGAACTAAAGTCAAACTCACCAACCAAATCAGTGATGACCAGTTCACTAAATTTATATCTCCCTGCAAAACGGTTTTTAACACGTAATACAGTTCCATAAGATATTTCAAATACATTAGAACTAATTGCTTTTTTCTGTACGATTCTCTTATTAAGAAACCTATCGCTAGAAAAGCTGTTTGTTATAAAGAGTTTATATTCATTATCAACCCATTTACCATCACTACCTCGTAGGATGTCGTCTTTGGGAAAGTAAATCTCTACGTCTTCACCATAAAGCATGTTAAAGACAAAATTGAATGATTTCTGTGAACCGATACTAAGGTTTAATTGCTTAGAATATTTGATAAATTGTTCTGGATTACCTAGAATAGATTCAGGTATATTTACCAGATATTCTTTTTTCATCTGACTTACATAGGAATCAAGGCTATTTTCAAAATCTAAGAACGATAAATGATTTCTTATATGATAGTATGCATTATCAGGGTTTTCCAGCCATTCATAATAAGCACGCAGAAATTCGACAAAACGAGGATGGCTTTGTCGAATGGTTCCCGATAGCTGAGATTGAATTGAACTTGATAATTTGGACATTAACGATCCCTGATTATTCTATCTATGCTATTGTTATTTAGTCTTATTACATTCTGCAAATCAGAGTAAAAGTTAGCACCTTCTGGCTCGACTTTTAAAATCAGATCACCACTACTTATATTGGTTAACGAGAATTCAACCAAACCAGTTTCATAATTGACACCACCAATACCAACAATAATAGTAGACCCATTAATAACCTTGCTAATATAAACTATCCCATCGTCATCATAAACGGTTTCATTACTAGCTGTAACATCTGTTATAATATTTGATACTTTAATGCTACCCTCTACAATAGAGTTTCTGAAATTGAACTTGTAGCTTTGTTTGGTGTTGGTTTGAATAGGAATTTCAACATAAGCTGTCTTTTTAATAACTACACTCTCAACAGAAACATCAGAAGCTCGTATATTGTCGATCAATTCACTTTCATTAAAGTAAGAATCAAATTCCAATACCTTATTTCTGTATTCCTCTATGGTGTTTGATACAACAGAACTTACGTCAGAGAATGACTGTTTCGTTACTTTGTTGTTAAAAATAATACTTGTATTAAGATCGACATCTATATACTGTGTATCAACTATTTGAGGACTTATTGTAACAACATTTACAGCATCCAGCGATTCTTCAATATCTCTCTTAACTGTATCCGTAAGGATTGTGTTCTCATCAGTGATAACACTTATAAACACGCGGCCATAATAAGGCGGATCATTCTTTTCACCACCCCATACGTTAGCAGCTTTAATAAAAGGAAAACGTTTTTTAATCTCCACAACATAATCACTTTCACGAACCGCTCTGTTTTGACTCTGGTATGCGCGGGGAGCAATAAACTTGATTTCTTCTATCGTTGATTTATCAGCACCACCATAAGCCGGAGTAGTTACTGTAATATCAATATCGCTGAACCCACCAATAGTAGTACCAGCGACTAATTGTGATACCTTATTAGCGTGTTCTTCCTCTGTAACGATGTATTCAATTACAACAACATCGCCATTGTTAGGTTCATTGCCTAGAACATTTTTACCAAACTCTACGTAATACTGCTCGTTTCTAGTCTCTCCCAAAAAGAACACATTGGAGTTAGTAGAAACCTCAGAAATATCTTCTACTTTGTTATACTCAGTTCTCGATTCTGTTGTTGGGCTAGTTTTAATAAACACGCGAATGCTAGAAGTATCTACATTACCATTGGGAATAAAGACTTTACTTGAATTTACATTATCATAAATAAATTGATTCGTTACAAGTTGACCCTGAACAAGCTCTACATCACTAGCTGCATAAAAGTTATCATTTGATTCTTTAAACAATACAAAAGCATTGGGGTTAGTAAATGTATACGTTGTACCCCCAATTGCTCTTAGGAAAGATGAACCAGCATTGGCAGTAATAGTAGAAAATATATACTGTTCTGTTGGAGTAACCTTAATATCACAAGTAAGCCTTGCGCTTGTACGTGATCGCGGAACCCATGAAAGCTTTTGTGAGTGTGCAGATGCATTACCCCTGATCTGTGAACTATCAAGGAACGATTCATTAGCCACCATATTAGCTTCATATGATGCAAAATGGGAGTTTCTTACCAACAAATCAATAATGGTGTTGATTGTCGAACCTTCATAATCAAAATCCTGAAAGTCGGGATTCTGTTTATAAAATTCGATCAAGCTCTGTTTTAAGTCTTGCGGATCAAGTGATGTGACTTGGAATCGGTTGCTCATATTAGACTCTTATTGTAAATTCACGTTCTTTTAGTTCGTTGGTGATGTTGTATATAATTTTAATATCCAACGTATGACCACTTTCTGCATTCACTACACTTACATCTATTATCTCTACTTGAGGCTCATAGTTTTCAATGGCATTGATAATATTTTGACGTATACCCTGTGACAACACACCATTGATGTTATTTTCAAATAAGTTACTTGTCACATCACTACCAAATTCAGTGTTAAACCCGCGCTCATAAAAGTTAGTCATTATAATATTTTTTAATGACTGCTTTACGGCACTATCCCCTGTTTTGGTCGCAAGATCACCCGTTAGTGGATGTGGGTGAAAATTTATGTCTAGGTCTTTTCTCATGGGTAGAACACATATAAGTTTTTATTTGTATCATTTGGTTTTGCATTGAATACATCAACATGCACCCAACCATCCGTAGCCAATTCTATACGGGTTAAATATTTTAGCTTGCCTTCTTTCTTCCAATCAATGATCATCTGAATAGCAACATCCGATTGGATATTTCTGATTTTCATATCAGCGGCTTTACCGAAACTATGAGCAGAGAACTCATTGTAGTATTCACTACTATCATCCCTATACCCACTCTGACTAAAATTTCCACCCCATAACCAGTTATTGATTGTGATTGGTGTACCAAATAGTTCACGTATCTCATCAATAGTTTGGCATAGTTCCTGATCAATGAACCACCACGACTGAATACCCCAACGGTTAAATACCCTTGGAGGAACCAATTCTTCTACCCTAAAATGTTTACATCTGTAAAACATATATTTAACCTCTTAAATTACACAGGCGGTGTAGTAGTTCCGGCACCACTTGGATCAGTCCAAGTATAATTATGTACGTGTTGATCAAGACTTGTGCTACCTGAATCAATTGTACTTGCAGAAAGCGCACCACTTGTAACCAATGATCCTGTATGTGTTACATTACCAGCGAATACCAATTGTCCAGTTAACGAGATTGTTCCAGCATTCATTGAAATACTTGAAGCATCTATCTGAACCGCTCCACCAACACTAACGGTCTGTGATGTGGAAATATTTACTGTTTGTGAACCCCCAATGTCGATATTTTGAGAATTCCCTATGGTGATGTCATTAGCCTTATCTATATTTATAGTGCTATTACCCTTTATATTTAGATCGTGATTACCACCAATAAAACCATTAGATTCACCATCAATATAAAAATACCCATCACCTGCAATGATCGTATACCCATCTTTAACGATTCTGACCACCTGAGAGCCATTAGGATGCACTTCATAGAACGTACCCGCCCGATGATATACATGTAGTCTCTCTGCTCCCTCAGTGTCGTCTAGTTCGATCACATGACCACTGTTGCTTTCAGTCACCTTGTTTTCTGGATAAACTGCTTTGTAGGGGGTTTGAGGCTCTGACCATGACCCACCACCAGCTTTAGAAATTCCAGATTGAACAGAATCTTTTTTGGTTTTTACAATCGTAGAATCAATATCTGTATTAGCAGCCAGTTTGTTAATATCGTCCTGACCATTAAATGCACCTGCAACAAATCCATTTTGTAGTTCGTTGTCGATGAAATATCCAAAAACTAGAGAACCCACATTGTATTTGGGATTTGTGCCAATGCCAGAATCCCCCTCTGAATTATTAACCAGACATACGAACCAATAAAGGTCATCAGTGGGCAGTACACCCTTATTCTCGCTGTGATAACCCGTTACCCGTACCTTTACCCTTCCAATTTTTTCAGGGTCTTTAACGTCCTCTACAAAGCCAAAGAAGGGAGTAAAAGAATTTGATATGATCATTGGCCTACCTCAAAAGCATTCTTAACAAGCTTTAACGATTGTGTGTATTTGGTTTTTTGGATAGTGTGTTTAATACCAAAAACCAGACACCGACCACTGTAGGGATCAGGAACCTTGTCATTATTCTGTGCATCCGTTCCCCATACTGGCAAGGCGCAAATAATAATATCCCCTGCCTTGGTGGATGTATCACCAAATACTGAAATCTTAGCCGCGTATCTCTGTGAGTTTAAAATCTCTTTGATGTTATAGAATCGGGCCTTATCAGAAGGGGCGTTATTCATCCCTATCTCAATTTCTTTAATATCGGTTTTGTTTGGGTTTGTTAAATCTCTCATGTTTGGTGTTTTACCAGATGATTTATTCTTATCAAACGCACTAACATTATCATAAGTGTTTGTTACTATTGATTTTTCAAGAATATTTAGGTTTACAGATGTTGAACCCAACACACCATCATCAATCTGTTGAAGTAGATCGCTAACAGAAACAATTTCATAATCTTGTATTGAGTTGAAAGATTCTTCCTCTTTCTTATTTACATCCTTAAAGTAGCCAGCATTTTTATATGCGTACTGCGTAATAGGATTCTGTGTATACAGATATTGAATGGGTTTAAAATTAAACTGTTTATTGTCTTCGTAAAATAGATACCCATATTCATTCTGAGAAGAAATAGACTTGGAAGCCAGATCACCTATAATCTGAAATGGGGAATGGGATGCCGGTACAAACTTGTGGATATTTTTTGTTTGTCTAATGTCGATATTCTTTTTGTTTTTGATTCGACCAAACAGTGTCTTTACTATTTCACTACTCTGATTATTGAATGCATCAGAAACTATCATTCTGCTACTGGTAATACGTTCTTTAGAAGAAAAGTACAAAATGATACCACTGGCATGTTCTGATAATCTAGTTGGTGGTGATGATTTGTACACAACCCCATAGTATGAAATATTGTTACTAGAGCCAGCGGTTTCAAAATCAATATGGATTTCTTCGCCATTACCTAATAATTCAGAGTTGTATGTGTTAGCAGAGTCTATAATGGATATACTACCCGACATAGTAGGTGTTATAAGAGATTCATATAAACTAATATCAAGAAAGGAAGTTTTTAAGTCAAGACTATCACCAGAAGGTAGAATAAGCTCTACCCTTTTTAAATTATATTGACCGTTTTGCTTATAGTCTTTACTAGCCATTAAATTTCAACCTGCACTTTGTTATTATGAGACTCAACGTATTCAGAAATGAAATCACTCGTAATAATTTTTATCTTCTTTTTACTATCATTAACATTTGTCTCATGCTCAAAATTCGTCACCGGATACCTGTTGTATGATGGAAAATCTGAATCCACCACTACATCAGTATCGAGTGACTTATAATGATGAATTGCGTATACGTCATCGTATTTATCTTCTGTGTAATTGATCAAAGATGTGTAGTCCAACGGCCAATCTTCAAAAGGACTTACTATTTTATTGAAAAGAAGTATGGTCCATGCAAGATCGGGATCACCATAAAGCTTGTCTGCTAGAATGATTGGTGTATCACCATCCTGAATGTTATATTCAAGATAATACATTGGGTCATCAAATACAAAAGAACTATTAACTTCTTTGGTAACATTAACCACCAAGTAGTTTTCGTGGTCCAATTCATATTCTGTTAATGGAAACTTCTTAAAATATGACATTAGAAACCCTCTAAGTGTCTTGCTTTGGTCAAAACTTCTAACTCTGTAAACTCAAGGGTCATCTCTGTAAAGAAAGGTGCGCCATCATTGTGTGTTGCAAAATGAGAATCGCCACCCTGATTAAGAGTCATGTTGGTCATAGCACATGTTGAAATTTTGAACAGATATTTGTTTTCAACATTTTTGTTGAAGAACATGATGTCAAACTCAGATGGGAAAAACATATAGTTGTTTACATTCCCATACCGGATTTCTGGCGCTCTGTGAAATTTCAACAGATCAGTGATTTCTTTAATTGCATCTTGCTCTTTTTTTGATTTTGGTATAAACTTAAAAGTAAATGAGAATGTTCTATTACTCACTCCGTTAAAAATAACCTCTGTATAGGGGTTTGTGATGGTTCTGGTATACAGTTTTTTAGCATCATCAACGTTAACCCCTGTGAGTGATTGGGTTATACCAGACAATGTATTAAGTAATGCATTAGGAACAACAGCTTTTGCAGAATCCCATGTTTGTTTCCATCCCGCCACGGTAGTCAAATCACCTAATCCTGTTGCAGCGTCTATGATCGTACCTGTAATGCCTAGATCACTAGTTGACCAGTCAGCACCATATGCTGTTTGTATGTTGTTAGGGATGTACAGGGCTATGCTCTTATCAATCCTGTGAGTTTGACCAGTCATCTTCCTAGCAAGTGATCCTGATTTATCTTGATGATATGTTGGTTTTCGTGCTCCATTACCCTGTACCACTTTATACTGATTTCCAGTATAGCGAGAACCTATTACTGTATTGATATTGATAAACATAATGTTTTGATTACCATAAACATCAATATCATTTGGAAATGAGAGAACTTTATATCCATCATTCTTAAGCAGCTTATTATATTCTAGTTGCGTTTTAGTTGTCATGGATTGATTTCTTTCTCCGTCATAATTTTGAAAGTCCAGCCTTTAGAGTCACAAAGAGCTTTTGCGGATTTCCATTTTGATTTGTTTACGTGATAAGTCATAACTTCGTAAATGTACCGATCTTTTTTCTTACCCTGTTTTTTTGGTAACATTGTTTCTTTTAACGGTTTAATCTCTATCAAGGTTGTTACCTGTACACCGTTGTTGTCAGCTACCACAATAATATCTGGAAAGTAGCGGTGAACTTTGTTATCCTTTGGTGACAAATACGGGACAGCGAAAGGTTCAGCGCCCCAACCCAACACTTTTGGGTTTTCGTCCAGCATTTTGAATACTTTCCTCTCCCAACCGCTACGATATTCGCATTTTTTGGGATCGCCTAAGTATTTATCTATGTTCTTGACAGGGTATATTCCCTGATAGTATGATCTGCTCATACATGTATTTATAAGCAGTGATCATAGGTCTATATCGAGAAAATCAATAACGATTTGATTCCTTATCGAAAAAATCAATGAAAGGTTAGGAAAAACCTGTGATAATTTGTTATATATAGTGTGTTAGTAAGTGGTACGGTCACTATAAAAAATGTTGCTCTCGCTGTGCAACGCCGAAAAAAGCAGTTACGTGAACAGGCTCTAGATGGGGAGCCGTGATTTAGAGAGGTTTCAATTTCTGGTTGAAATTTTTAGGTCACACAAACGGGTTTTATGGTGGTGTGTATCATAGTTGTTAGTCAACTTGCCGAGGTCTGGTCGATGCCTGTGAAAAGTCGATGCCCGATAAATTGTTCGCTTGAAATCTAAACAAAACGTCACTAGGACGTAGTATATTTAGTAGGCCAAAATTCAGAATGTTTCTGGAATTTCATTTCGCGCCTAAGAGGATTATTAACTTCTCTTATATACCACCAACCCTATCATAGACCAAGCTGTGTCTAAAATTTGTGTTGACACACCATACAAAGTGCTTTATTGTATGGTTACATTGAACGGAGAAACAAAATGAAATTACCAATTATTATTCATTCAATGGCTTCCGCTATGAGTGACTTTTTTGAATCGGTTGAAGAACATAAGGAACCGTTTTGGGTAAAGTATCCCAATCGAGTTTGTAGAATGAAGCACAACAACAGCAAAACCCAAGCATCCCGCGAAGCTAGACGCAATAAAAGAAAACAAAATAAAGTTGCAAGAAAAGCTAATAGGGGTTGATTCCATATATCAGTATGCTATACTGAGTGTATAAATTGAGAAATACCTACAGGAGATTAGACACATGGCCTATATCAGAACCGAAGAAGTAAAGATTATCCGCAACGCTCTGAAAGCCGAGTTTCCAGAAATTAAGTTCTCTGTTACATGCTCAAATTACTCTAAGCTGAATGTTTCCATCATGAAGTCACCTTACTTTGATGATGGAGTTGAATTTGAACCTAATCATCGTTTTATTGATAAATATTTTGAAGGTGATTCCAACCGAGTCCTGAATAAGATTAACTCAATTATTCGGGAGAAGGGAAATTATTACGATAATTCTGACGCCATGACTGATTATTTTGATACTGCTTTCTACTACAGCATCAAAGTTGGGAAGTGGGACAAGCCTCACACAAAAGCTTAACAAGCCTATTGCATTTTTTCTATCGGTATGAGATAATACCTTTGTACTGAGAGATTAACCAAAACATTCAGGAGATTCCCCCATGAGCAACACTGATCGTGACTTTTCCGCCCGCTTTGATGAAGAAATTGCCCCTTCCGTACTTGAATTATATGATGCAGACGATAGAATCGCCTTCAATGAAGCTTTCAATAACTGGACCGACTCTCTATGCAAAGCTGGTGACATTAGCGATGAAGTTTACATGAACGTGTGTTATGTCGGTAAATACTCAGGAGAATGACATAATCAAATAGAAAACTGAATTTGAAAATCAAAACCCAAGTCATCTGACTTGGGTTTTTTGTTGCCTGTGGTATTTCTGACACACCATAAAAGAGTATAATAATTGAATTTTATATTCGAAAACGATATTAGACTTGTTAAGTTTTGTAAGTTATAGTGTATGTACGTTGAATGGAGTACGGGGGTGTATCAACGTAAAACCCTTAAGCTTTTTAAACTAAATGGAAACTATATTATGACACATACCACTAAAAATAGCGTATCAATCACACCAGAACTGGCCTCACAATGGTTGACAGAAAGTAAAGGCAATCGCCATATTTCTAAATCATGGGTTGAGAAGTTGAAAGCTGATATGATCGCCGGAGATTGGCAGTATAATGGGGATCGTATTCGATTCCTCACAGATGACACTCTGCATGATGGACATCACAGATTACAGGCTTGTGTTGAGTCGGGTGTTACGATCATATCAGATGTTGTAGTCATCCCTCACAACGCAAAATCGACTGTTGACAAGGGGAAAGCTCGTAGCACTGCTGATAATCTGGTGCTTGAAATGGGAGTACCAGCTAATCAAGCTGCGGCAATTGCAGCCGCTATCAGAATGTTGACCTCTCATGATAACACTGAGATAAACGATTGGGCCAGAGCGGATAAAGGTGATAATGCCACCGCTAGGTTCCTCACTGAACAAGCTGTACAGAAGTATTTCGTTGATCATTATGATGAGATTACACAAGCCTCGGAATGGACGCATGAAACGATCAAAGGACAGAACGTACTAGTTTCAAAAGCTCAGGCGATTGTGTTTCTGGTACTGGCATCAAGACAGTACGGTTATGAAACCGCCTATGACTTCCTGAACACTGTATGCACAGGCTACGACATAGAGAAAGGGACCAATGCGGATAGTTGCAGACACATCTTACTGTCTGTTAAGCTTAGGCAGACGAAGATGAGAGCGCAACATAAGTTGTACACTGTAATTAAAAATTACAAAAGTGCAATGGCGGGACGCACAATCAAGCATCGAGTTAATGCGCGGTTTCGCCCCGGTGTTGAAGTTCCGCCAAGGTTTGATTCAAGCTCTAAAAGTAAGATACACTGATAAATTTCAAACCAAAAGTTCATGCCCTGTTCGCGCAGGGCATTTTTTTAATCTTAAAAACCGTTACAAGATATTACATTACGATACATAACAGAGGTTTACATCAGTTGGCTGAGTTGATATATTATTAAAGTACGGTAAGGATACAAATTAAACAAACCACGAAGTAAAATTTAAACAAGGAAATACCATATATGAACCAGTGCGAAACAGATAACATCTATGTCGATTTTGGTTATGATGACCGTAACGATTATCTACTGAGTCTCGCTAAAGATTTTGGGGTTGATGCAGAATCAGTTTTCAAATCAGCTTCTCTTTTGGGATCAGAGGAAGATTTTGACGGTCTTTTAACTTCTATCGAAGATGGCATGACCCAAGACAAAGTAGTTTTTGCTAGTGATTTAGAGTCCGGTAACGCTATTAAATTGGCAGGCCAACATATTGAATTTGTAAAATATGTTGATGTTGGTCCTAATTCAGTGTATGTTAGGCTTATAGGTTCTTCCCGTTCCTTCAATGTGAATGAAAAGATTCAGTTAGCATAGTATAGATAGTGTGTAGGTAACAGGGGGTGAATAAATCCACATTACCTACACACTATATAAAACAAAGGGTCTATAGCTCAATTGGTAGAGCGCACTACTCATAATAGGACGGTTTCAGGTTCGAATCCTGATGGACCCACCATACTAAGAAAATAATATATGACAATGGATGAAATGAAAGAAGCTGATAAATCAATTGCTTCTTTGATGGATTACGATTTTGAAAGGCATATTGAGTACAAGTATCTTGATACTCTCCGTTCTCGTAGTATCGTAGAACAGCAAAGGATCAAGGCTCAATTTAAAAGGAAATTCATACATGACTTATGATGAATTTAAAAAAGCTGATAGAATAATTGGCTTCATTCGAAAGAACTGTGAAAATAGCCTTGAATGGAAAGATAATAAGTGGTGGCTTGATCACCTTTCTTTCCCTTCACGTAGAAAAGCAAATGACTTTATCAAACACCAATCAAGAAATGTACCAGATGAAATCAAACTAAAGATTTTGAAAAATACATAATGGTTGATTACGACACATACGTTATTATTGGCAGTGGCCCTTCACTAACAACCGGACAAGTTGAGTATCTTCGTGAACATGGGCACCATACATCCACTATAGCTGTTAATGACAACTATAAATTAGCGCCATGGTGTGATTTTGTGTTTGCTTCTGATTTAAAGTGGTGGAGACTGTATTACGATGATGTGTGTGATACCGTTGAATTATACACGGAACTACGAACTATTGAGAATGTGACGAAGCCCCTATTCAAAAATCGCAAAGGTAAGATTAGGAAGACACTGCATTGGGATTATGTGTTCAGGGACGTTGAGTTGATCAGCGTAAACCCTTTAGCCCTCTATCATGGGGGTTGTTCAGGTATACTTGCAATGGAGTTTGTGCGTTCTCTAGGAGAGGTACACAAGCCGAAGAAAATTATCCTTGTAGGATTTGATATGCATCATTCAGGGGGTAAGTCGCATTGGTTTGGTGATCATCCGAAAGGGTTTATAAATGCAAATATGTGCGAACGTTGGTGTTCCGAAATTGAGAATATGATGCCGTATTACAAACAATGGGATATTGATGTAGTTAATTGCTCATTAGAAACTGCTATCCCTGAACACGCTGTACGTAGAAGCACATTAGAGGAAGAATTGTAAATGGCTAAGCTAACTATTGCTTGTGTGTATAAAACTGGTGGGGATTTTGATAGTGAGTATGTTGAAGTTCTCTATGCTAAACTTGGAGAACAGTATGATTTTGTCTGTTTAACTGACTCTAAAGACGTACCTAGTTACGTACCACAAACCCCATTGCAATTTGGATGGAAAGGGTGGTGGTCTAAGATGGAGTTGTTTAATCCAGAGATGCTTAGAGGGGATATCTTATATCTTGATCTTGACACCGTTATTGTTGGTGATGAGATTGAAGACATAGATGAGATGTATGATGTTTGTGATAGTAGTAATAGAATGATCATGCTGAGTGACTTTTACTATCCAGACAAAGTTGCATCTGGTATTATGTATATTCCATATGAAATTAAAAAGATTTTTTGGGATGAATTCATGGTGTCACCACACGGTATCATGAATAATACTAGGGGTGATCAGGATTTTCTCATGGATGTTATAGAAAGAAATGGGGTAGTAGTTGATCGCTGGAATGATTTGTTGCCAAATTACATTGCTTCGTATAAAGTGCATGTTATTAAAGATTATCCAAGGCATTTGAAACCGCTCCGCGTTAATATTGAACATTCAAAGATCATCTGTTATCATGGAAAGCCTAGACCAAAGAGCACTAATTGGTCTTATAAATTTTAGATTAAGCATGGGTGGCCCAATCTGGTAGAGGCAAGGGACTTAAAATCCCTGAGTTGCGGGTTCGACCCCCGCTCCATGTACCATTTCATTGATCAGGACTATATTATGCAGCCATATGTATTTGTCATAGAAGATAATTGTTTATTTACTCTCGAAACTATGAATTTAGATGGTAGGTTTACTTTTGAAAAATTGACAACACTTATTCTGGCGTATTTTGGTAAAAATATTACTATACGCAAACGAAAGGATTGTTTTTATTATATTATGGAATTCAAGGATGAGTTAACCAAAGAGCAAATAGAATATTTTTCCAGATACGGAGTTGTAGTTAAAAAAATCTCACCAAATTATATAGTCAATAAAAAAATTATATCTCAGTTAATGGAATCTCTCAATGAAGCCGTATCGTCAGACCTTGATATTGAATATTGTGACAAGATATATTATATAATGAGGGGGTTTAGAGAATGAAAACGTTAGTGAAGTATTTGCCATCCACAATAAAATATTCAAAGTTGGTCACTCTACTTGGGCATGATGCGTTAAGATGGTCTAAGTCAGATAAAAATATTCGCATCCGTTTAGTTCGTGAAGAATGCGATGTTTCTTGGATTTGGGGTGCGAATAGTATGTTTGAATTGCTTAACTCAAAAACCAAGGCCCACAACTTTCATGGTTATCTTGAAGGGGATTACATCATTGCTACTTCTGGATTCTACACCAACAATATGAAAGGTGTGGCTAGGTTGTTTGAGAAGTATTCTCATATGTTTGAATCTATTCAGACCTATGAACAATACAAAACCATGAACGAACTAGCGAGTCAACTAATGAGAGAAGGATAACAAAATGGTTAATAAAGCGATTAATCCGAACAATGGACGCCCTGAGACTTACACACTGATCCATAACTACTTTGGTGATAGTAAGCATGGGGTTCGCTTCGATGATGGTTCTGTGTGGCCTGAGAGTCGCGTAGAGGGTTTGTCAAATATAAACAAATCTATTTTCGTCGAACTTTAGCAGTTACAATTTCTTCCCATTCACCCTGTAAGCCATCTACATTAATTTTAGTCAACAATATGTAAACACCATTATCAACAAATGGTAATTCAATAGGGATGTCTGCTCTGTACTCACCTCCACCAATATGTGATAAGGTAATAGATTCCATTAGTTCTTCATTTGAGTAAAGTATATCAACCACAACATTT